CTCGACAAAACGGAAAAAAAGCAAAGCGCACGTATTTTTGGAAAAACGGAGGGAAATATGACAGAAATCAGCACCAATTTGAAAATTTCTAAACGAAAATTATCGGCGCTGAAGCCTTACGAGAAAAACCCTCGACTCAATGACGAAGCTGTCCCGATTGTGGCTGAAAGTATTCGGCGCTTCGGGTTCAAGGTTCCCATTGTGATCGACTCCGACGGAGTAATTGTCGCCGGGCATACCCGCTACAAGGCCGCACAGGAGCTCGGACTGGAAACGGTGCCGTGCATCGTGGCCGACGACCTTACTCCGGAGGAGATAAAGGCTTTCAGGCTGGCCGATAACAAAGCGGCCGAGGTGGCTCGCTGGGACGTGGAGCTTCTGAACGAGGAGCTGCTTGACCTTGGGGACGCCGACATGGAATTATTCGGCTTCGAGGATCCCGACTTGGAGAGCGGGGGGGGCTATGATGACGAAACCGGAGACGAAACAGACACGACTCCGGGCTTCACTTATCACGAGCAATATGGCGTGATAGTCCTCTGCTCTGACGAAGCCGAGCAGGAAAAAATCTATAACAAGCTCGTCGCCGACGGCTATGAATGCAAGGTGGTGACGACATGAATATAGCGGTGCATAACAGGGTAAGCGATTTTAACAGCTACCGCGCCGCGCGTGTGAAGTCGCTTTTTAATGCGGAGAGCGGATGCAACTTTGATCTGGAAATCGACGCCGACCTATCAGGTGACTGGAATATCGGCGTGGTCGTGGGGCCTTCCGGATCAGGTAAGACGTCAATCGGCCGGATCATTTTCGGCGAGGACAAGATTTACGATTATCACGACGGCTGGGATCCTGACAAACCCATCATCGACGAGATAGCTCCGGAGGGTGACTTTAATGCCGTAACCGGTGCGCTGGCCAATGTTGGCCTCGGCGATGTTCCGGCTTGGCTCCGTCCGTTCCGGGTGCTTTCGAACGGCGAGCAGTTCCGCGCGGGGCTTGCAAGAATTATCTGTGAAAAGCCTCAAGAGATAGTCATTGACGAGTTCACGAGTGTAATTGACCGTCAAATCGCGCGGATCGGAAGCCAGGCATTTCAGAAGTCGTGGCGCAGGAACAACCCGACCGGAAAGGTCGTGCTCCTGACCCCTCATTACGACATACTTGAGTGGATACAGCCGGACTGGATCATCGACACCAAGACGAAAGACTTTAAACGGGTGCGTCTTCGACGACCCGATATCAAGCTGGACATTTGGAAGGTCGACAGAAGTTACTGGCGATTTTTTAAGCAGCATTATTATTTAGACCTCCCGGAACCGGTGGCGGCCGAGCATTATATCGGCGTCGTTGACGGCGAGCTCGCTTGCCATGTGGTGGTCTGCCCGAAGTTCGAGTCGGGCGGCTATCGCTGCACGAGGCTGGTTACCATGCCCGAGTGGCAAGGCGCTGGCGTCGGCAGCCGGTTCTTAAATTACATCGCGGAGATGAACCTAAACGGTAACACACGTTACGGTAAAAAGCTCCCGACGTATTTTCACACGAGCCACCCGCAGCTTTGCGGCTATCTCCGGCACTCCAAGAAGTGGGTGCAGGTGAGCGCGATGCTTTACGGCGGGAATAAATCACGGAGCCACGCTTCTATTCAGCGGTCGCAATCCAAACAGGGAAAACGGATCGTCGGCAGCGGATACGGCGGCCACTTCCGTGCGGTTCAGGGCTTCAAGTATATCGGGGAGGTACGCGGCACATGAAGATATTTATCTGCGGCCAGAAAACCTTCGGAAGGGAAGTCCTGAAGGCGCTCCTTTCGGCTGGCCATGAGATAACCGGAATCGCACCGGCCCCGCAGAGGCGGTTAAAAGACAAGATGGTCGGCGTGGCGATGTTAAATAATATCCCAATCGTCTCGGATTGTGAGGCGCTTACAGCGAGAATGATCCCGGAGGGGACGGAGCTCATTATTTCCGCGCACTCGCACTGGATTATTTCAGGCGCGTGCTGTGATAAGTGCCGTTATGGTGGCATCGGGTTCCACCCTTCCCTCCTTCCTCGACACAGAGGACAGGACGCGGTGCGCTGGGCCGTCCACATGGGCGATCCGGTGACCGGCGGCACGATCTACAAGCTGACCGACCGCTGCGACGGCGGGGATATTATTCTGCAACAAATGATATTTATTGATCCGGCGTGGGACTATCACGACTTGTGGCACGAGCTTTTTCCGCTCGGCGTGTCGATGATAGTAGAGGCGGTTGACCTTATCGAAAAGGGCAAAGCGGAGTCACGGCCGCAGGATGAACGGTTCGCAACATGGGAGCCGTCATGGGAGCGGCCAAGGCTAAAGCGGAACGACCTGCTCATGCTTGGAAACGGAGGCAGCTATTATGGCGACACAAAAAAAGAAAACAGCGCCGAAGCGAGAAGTCGGGCTGAATAAAGCCGCCGAGGATTTGATCAGGCTGGCCGAGGAAGGCGGCGTTGAACAGAACTTTTTCTTTCAGACGACGTTCAACCGGTACAAGGTGCAGCTGAATACATTGACCCGACTACAAAAGGAGATCCAAGACGGCGAGCTCCTGATTTCAAAGGAGTATGTGAAAGGCCGAAAGAACCTCGTGGCCAATCCCGCCATCACGGAATACAACAAAACCAGCACTGCGGCAAACCAGACTGTCCAGACGCTGATTAAAATAATAACGACCTTTGCAGAAGGGCCGGTTATGAACGGCGCGGTGGACGATGAGGAGATGCTCTAAAAAGTACAGTCCGCACATTCAAGGGTTTATCGATGCGGTCGAGTCTGGTGAGCTGAAGGCAAGCAAGGAGGTCAAAGCTCTTGTTGCGCACGTGAAGCACTGCTTTGATACGGAGGACATATACGTCGACGAAGAACAGGCCGACCGTTATGTATCGCTCGCGCGGTATTTTCCGTTTGAGCAGCTGTTCCCTTGGCAGGACTTTGTAATAACGCTCCATGATTGCACATACTGGCGGGACTCCGGGCTGCCGAGGTGGCCGGACTTGTTTTGTATGATCGGGCGTGGCGCTGGCAAGGACGGCACGATTGCACTTGAAAGCGTGTGCCTGGCATCGCCTTATAACGGGATCCATGCTTACGACGTGGATATCTGCGCGAACAATGAAGAACAGGCGCTCCGGCCGGTGCTGGATATCGTCGAGGCTTTTGACAGCTCCGAGAAGAAGAAGCTGTTAAAAAAGTTTTTTAGCTGGAAAAAGGAATCGGTGGAGTCGCTGAAAACGAAAGCGCAGATCCGGGGCCGAACGAACAACCCGAAAGGCAAAGACGGGATGCGTTCCGGGATCGTCGTTTTTAACGAGATTCATCAGTACGAGAATTATAAAAACATAGATGTATTTACAACCGGCCTCGGAAAGCACCCGCATCCGAGGCGGTCGTATTTTACGACCAACGGCGACGTGCGGGAAGGCCCGCTTGATGATTTGCTGGATACGTCCGAGGGCATTCTTTTCGGCGGCGATGCTGACAACGGCTTGCTACCGTTTATCTGCCGCCTGGACGATAAGGAGGAGGTTCACGACCCGAGGAATTGGGAAAAGGCAAACCCCTCGCTCCCTTATCTCCCGAGCTTACAGCTCGAGATCGAGAAGGAATACCGGGACTGGAAAAAGAGCCCGCAGCGCCTTCCGGCGTTTATGACAAAGCGCATGAACGTATCGGACGGCAGCTCGGAAATTCAGGTCACGGACTATGCAAACATCAAAGCGACGAATCGCGAGCTTCCGGACCTGTCCGGATGGACTTGCGTCGCTGGTGTGGACTATACAAAGCTCACGGATTGGGCGTCGGTGTGCCTTCACTTCAAACAGGGCGACCAGCGCTTTGATATATCGCACTCGTGGATGTGCTCGGCCAGCAAGGACATCCCTCGGCTGAAATGCCCGTGGGAGGAATGGGCGGCAAACGGACGGCTCACAATCGTGGACGACGTGGAGATACATCCGGAGATTATAACCGACTACTTGGATGCGATGAAGCTATCATACAGCATCCGGGCCGTGGCAATCGATGACTTCCGGTTTGCTCTGCTCTCGCGCTACCTTTCCGCGCTGGGGTTTGATAAGGATCATAAAAATCTGAAGCTGGTGCGGCCGTCGGATATTATGCGAGTCGCTCCGGTGATCGACAGCTGCTTTGTCAATCAGTGGTTCACGTGGGGAGATGCTCCGGAGCTCCGGTGGGCGACGAATAACACGAAGCTCATCCGGTACGGCCGGAAGATTGGCCAGCAGTCCGATCAGGATTTAGGAAAC